TCCTAACGTTGTTCCTACTGCAGATGAAGCTGCTGGTACTGGTTTGCGTTATGTTTGCGCTAAATCAACTGGTATTGACGCTATCGCTGCAACAGATATTTTGACAACGTCATTCATTACCAAAGCTCGCGTTAAAGCGCATACCACTTCTTTAGGTACGCCTTTAGTACAACCTTTGCGTATTGATGGTCAAAACTACTATGTGATGTTTATTCATCCATGGCAAGCATACGACCTCAAAACTGCTGCATCTTCTGTTTGGGCTCAAGCTCAACGTGATGCTCAGTTGCGCGGCGGTGATAACCCAATCTTCCAAGGTTCTTTAGGGATCTGGGATGGCGTTATCTTGCACGAACACGAATATGTCCCTGTTGCTCAAACAGGTGCAGCATTCGCTGTTGGTGGTACTGCAACAGCTGCTCGCGTCTTCCGTTCAATCTTGTGCGGTCGTCAAGCTGCAGTTTTTGCTGAATGCGAAAATCCGAACGGATTCGTGGAAAAGGAATTCGATTACGGTAACAAGGCAGGTTTCTCTACTGGTTTAATCGGTGGGATTCAGAAAACGGCGTTCAACTCGATCGATTATGGTATTATCACAGTTGACACCTCTTCGACTGACTTGAGCTAAGCTTAAATGGGTAGGGATTAAGTTCCCTACCCTTCATTTAAAGAAAGGAATCTCACATGGGTGCAATTACTGGTACAAATCAAGTTTTAACGGAGTTTGGTGGCGATTACAGGATCCATGTAATCTATGCTACAGTCGCATCAGCTTCTGATACGATCACGTTGACTTCGGCAGCTCATAACATCAGCACGATCCAAGCTATTATCGGTGGAGAAATTCGGTTCTGTATGGGCGCTAACTTTGCAACGTTGCAAATCACGTTCTCAGGTCTTGTTATTACAGTTGCTTCTTTCAACGCAGCTGGTGCAGCAGCAACAACGTTTGGCGCAGTTACTGTTACTTTAATCGGTAACTAGTAGTTAAGCTTCCTGAAGCTTGGGGAGATTGTTTTGACTGGGGCTTTCCTGGTTCGACGATCTCCCCTTTTTTCTTGTTAAGGGGAAAAAATGACTGGAGCAAATTTTTATACATACATTTTATCGACTTTAAAAAGAACTGATAAGTCGACCGAAGTTTACCAAGCGATGACTGACGTTGTTATGGATATGCGTTTAAGGTTTCATGCGCAAGACTATAAAACAATATCATCTGCTTTGACTATATCATCTTTAGGTGGATATTCTGCAACATTACCGACTGACTTTGGTCATCTTATCGGTGGCGTTAGCGTAAAAGAGACAGTTCAAGATATTGAATATCCTCCTCTAAACAAGCTTTCGATTCAATCATTCAACGAAAAATATGGATCAAGATTTAATACTGCTTATGGAAATAAATTAGCAGGTCCTCCTGAAGACTTTTGCTTATTTGGAGGCAATCTTTTAATTGGTCCTCCTGTTGACAGGACAACTTACGAATTTAGAATTGCTTATACACAAGAATCTGCAACAGAAATTACATCTGTGACGACTTCAGTTCCTTTTACAGATAAATACCGCAAATGCGTTAAATACGGAGTTCTTCAATTAGTTTATGAAACATTAGAAAACTATGATGAAGCAGATAAATGGGCAGAAAAATATGAGCGTGATTTAGGTAAGATCATCGAAAATGATCGACAAAACAGCAAAGATAGTGAATTTATTCGTTATCAAGGAGTATAAGGAGACTTAAATGGCAGCTACACCTACAACATCATGGGATGAAACAAGCCCAGCTGGATCTGACGCTTTAAACCAAGGAGACAACTCTATTCGCCTTGTAAAGACGTCTATTAGAGAGGTTATAGCAGTTGATCACAAGTTCGGATCTTCTGGTTCTGACGTTGACAATGGTAAGCACAATTGGGTTTCTCTTTTAGCTCAAGCAGACATTGGCACAGGAGCTGCTGGTAAACCTATTTTAGGAGCTCAAACAGTCGCAGGAAAAGGAGAGCTTCTTTTTACCGATGTTGATAACAACGACGTTCAACTTACATCTTTAGGTAAATTATATTTAGATGCAGGTAGAATTAGTAATAACGTTTGGTTAATTGCAAGAAACGCGGCAAACTCTGCGAACGTAAATTTAATTAAAGCAAACGCTTCAGATGCTGTAGAGCTTCCTGATGGCGCAACTTTGAGTTCTGCTGCAGCTCCAACTGCAAACGCGCAAATAGCAAATAAGAAATACGTTGATGATCAAATTACTTCTCATGCTCAAGTTGGAATGGGATCGTGGGATAACACAAAATCTTTTGGTACAATCTATCAAGCCTCGACAGATGGTTTTGTTGTTGGTTATTGGTCAGTTGATAATGGTGACAATCTTCAAATAATCTCAGATTCAGCTGCCGCTCCTACAACTGTTCGCCAGCAATATTCAACAGGTAGTGGAACAACAGCAGCGACTGTTGGATTTTGTTGTCCAGTAAAGAAGAATGATTATTGGAAAGCAATAGCAACGTCTGGAGCTGTTGGAGCTACGAGCGGATTGTTCTTTATTCCATTAGGATCATAAGGAGGTTTTACATGTTGTTAGTTACGGGGTTTGGATATATCACTAAAAATGGAAAAATAACTGATAAATTTGAATTAGAACCAGGTGAACATTCTGGTTTTTCTGAAGATGCAGTTATAACTGAAGTTTTAAATAAAGAAGCGTTAGATTTAATAGTTTTAGATAGAAGCGAAGAAGATATTGCTGCAGAACAAAGAATTATTTTAAGGCAACAAAGAGTTGAATCTGGTAAGGCTAAATTAGAATCTCTTGGTTTAACAGTAGAAGGAATTCAAGAAATTTTCGGAGTTTAAATGCCTGTTACGTTGCAAAAACAAGGATCACTACTCCTCTTAAACGGCTTAGATGTATCAAAGCCAGCTGAGTACATATCAGAATTAGCTTCTCCAAGGACTCAAAATTTCTTTGTAGATAAAGGAGTTTTGACTAAAAGAGCTGGAACTACTTCTTATGGAACTAGTTTAGGTGGAGAGATAATGCAAGGCATCGAGTTTGTTAGAGCAGGAACTCGATATAACGTTAGAGTTGGTCTTGCAAAAATTCAGAATTACACTGGCGGCGCTTGGGCAGACATCCAGCATGCTTCTTTGACAGGAACTACAGATAACTTAATTGATATTGCAATTCCTCTTTTATCTGGAAAACAGATCTTGGTATTCACAAACTCCGTTGACGTGCTGTACAAGTGGACCGGATCTGGTAACACTGCAGCCTTAGGAGGAACTCCTCCAAAAGGAAAGTTTGTCCAAGAATACCAGACTTATTTAGTTGTTGCAAATATTACTGGTGGCGTTGACGTTGACAATAGGGTTCAATGGTCTGACACAGCAAATCCTGAGCTTTGGACTGGAGGAAACTCTGGATCAAAAGATTTAATTGAAGATGGTGGTGACATCACTGGAATGAATCTTTTTGGTAACTATCTTTGTATCCATAAATCAACAAGCATTTATCTAGGATATTTAGTAAGCACGAGCGCGATCTTTAAGTTTGAAAGAAAGTCAACTGGAGTTGGTACTTGTGCGAATAACACAATTGTCAATTTGCCAACAGGTGAACAGATATTCTTGTCAACCGATGGTCTTAGGGTTTTCAATGGTGTAACTGCAAACGTTATTGACGCTCCTGTTAACGATGAGATTAGAGATGGTTTGAATAACTCGTATAAGCATAAATCATGGGCAGTTTTAGTTCGAGAACTTGACGAGGTTTGGATTGGAATTCCAATTGGTAGTCAAACAAGTGGAGAAACAATCTATAAATATAACTACGTCAAGCGGGTGATGTATAAGGACACAAGAACATCTTCTTGCATCGCTTGGAGATCTGCTCAACCAAACTCAATCACATGGGATGCGGCTGTAGGTACTTGGGACGAGCAAACAAACATTTGGGATGATACTTCTTTAGCGTCAGGAACAAGCTTGATCTTTATTGGAGAGACTGGTGGAACTACAACATATGTTAACTCTTTAGCATCAAGCGACAATGGAACAGCGGTAAACGCTTTTTGGGAAACAAAGGACTTCGAAGATCCTTCTAAAAGAACATGCCGCTGGTCAGAACTTCAGTTGTGGGCTAAAGGCGGGACAGTAAAAGTAGAATATTCTACAAACTCTGGTCAATCATGGACAATTTTTGATGCAAGTCCTTATACATTAAATGACGCTTTTCCTACTGATGAAGCCCCTTTGATGTGTTACTTTGACGTTTGGGCATCCAAAATTAGGTTTAGATTTTCAAACAACGCTTTAGCAGAAACCCTAGCAATAAAACAATTTGTTGTTGGGTACAGACCAAGGGAATTTAGACGTTAATGGCTAAAATTGAAATTCCACAAGAGCTTGTATTGCCTACTCCTGAAAATAACAGAGAGGCTGAAATATTTAAAGCTTTGCAAGAAGGTTATAGAAATATTGTTTTAGCTTTTCAAAACTTTCAAGATGCAAACACGTTGTTATTTGTTCAAACAGCAAGCGCAAATGTTAACAACACTTTAACAGAAACGACTTTAGTATCAACAGGAAATGGAAATCCAACATTAGAAGCTGGATATTTACAAGCAGGAAAAAAGTTAAGAGTTAAGGCAAGTGGATTTTATTCTACTTTAGGAACTCCAACTCTTCAACTTAAAGTAAAGTTAGGATCTACAGTAATCCTTGATACGACAGCTGTTGCAACTCCAGCAGGAGCTGCAAATAAGCAATGGACAATTGAAGGAATCATAACTGTAAGAACAAATGGAACTGGTGGAACTGTTATAGCACAAGGTCAAGCGATTTTAGCTATATCAACAACAGCAAATCAGCCAGAGCAAATGGTAAATACAGGAACAATCGCAGTAGACACAACAACAGCTTTAGCGGTTTCTGTTACAGCTCAATGGGGAACGGCATCAGCGTCAAATACGATAACATGCACAAATCTTTCAGTGGAGAGCATGAATTGATAGAACAAGTAACAGACGTAGAAACAGTAGAGCTCGTAGTAAGAGGAGCTGTAAAGATTGTTGGAATAGATAGATCTGTTTTGAAAAGAATGATACTTGGATCAATGCTAGATGATCAGAAATTTATAATGGCAGACAGAGAAGGGGAAAAGCTCAGAGCTTTCATGTTTGCAACAATTGAAAATTTAAACGGAGAAGATGTTTGCTTTATCCAGTCTTGTTATTCTGATAAACCCGAGGTTGTTCAGAAAATGCTAGATAAATGCATAAAGTGGTGTCATGGTTTAGACATCCATCGGATCGTGTTTATGACTCAAAGAAGCCCGAGAGCATGGGCAAGGAAATATAAATTTAAGTTAAAGTCCTACGTAATGGAGAGGGAAATATGAGCGATTTATTTAAAAGCAGATCTAGCACGACAACAATGGATGCAATGCTTACTCCTGAACAAAAAGCAGCAATGTCAGCGCTGATTGGAATAGGCCAAAATGGGACTGAATATGGTGGTTCTCTAGGCGATTTCAACATGACAGAGAATCAGGCTTTAGCAAACAACAAGTTATTCCAATTGTTGCAAGCAGGAAGTCCTTCTGGTTATGATACAGCAAGAAACACACTAACACAACAAGCAAACACTAAATTCAATCCAGATGATCCTTCTAGTGGTTACGCGGCATTTTCAAGAGAAGTTGCAAGGGCTACAAATGATGCGAATGACGTCTTAAATAGAGAAGCTGCAATAACTGGAGATCGCTATTCAACTTCGATTGGTAGAAATAAACAAGACCTTGCTTATAGGCAAGGAGATATGCTTTCTTCTAAACTTGCAGATCTTTATAATTCCGCTCAAGATCGTTCATACAATGCTGCAAATGCTTTAGGAAATTTAGAAACGAATGCAGCAAATAACACAAGAGCAAACTTAGCGATGGGCTTTGACCAAAGCCAAGGTGGGCTTCAAAACATGTTGAACAACGCTAAAGCCCAATCTCAATATGGAGAATTCCAACGTCAACAAGAGCAAAAGATGAGCGCGTTAAATAGTGTATTAAATAAAAACGTAGAGTGGGGACAAATGAGCAGAACAGTAAAGTCTCCTTCTATATTCTCTTCAATGCTTGGTCAAGTAAGTCCAATTCTAGGATCTTACAACACAGCGAAATATGGCGCATCAAATGCTCCTGGACAAGCAGGTTTGGCAGATATGGCAAAGGTCTTTACAGCAGGATCAGGAGGAGCTGGTGGAGCAGGTGGTTCTAGCCAAATTATGAGTTTGTTAAAAGCGGCGATGATGGGAGGACTTTAATGGCAACAACAGGTAATTATTTAAACGCTAATCAAAGAGAAAAAGATCTAACAGAAAGTTTTGCTTCTGTTATTGCAAACCATTTAGCCAAAAGAGCAGAAGAACAACATCAGATTCAATTGCAAGCTCAAATGCAAATGGAAAAACTTAACCAAGCTCAACGCATGCTTTCTCTGTTGAACGCTTCTAAGAAAACACAAGAAAGTGGATCAACAGATCACAGCGAAGTTGGAAAACTTTCAAGTCATGTAGATAATCCATCTAAAGCAGGGATAAAGGTTATAAAGACTCCAGATGTTCCTCAAATTCCTCAGAACGCAATGATGAGTTTGGCTTCAGGAGCTTATGGAGATGCTGCAGGTAATCCTATTGCTCCAATGATGAGCATGGCAAATGGTTTTGGAAACGAAAACGCTACAGCTTTTCAAGGATTAGTAAACAATGCTAAAACGCAAGCTCCTGAAATGCCTAAAACACAAGATCAACAAATGATCGATAACCAACCAGATCCTCAGTATTCTCTTGACATGAAGATCAAAGATGGAGAACCAACATTTGATATTAAGAACAATCAAGACGATATTGATAAGCTTAGTGTAGAAGCAGCAAAGCTTGGCATCGATCCTACTGGTAAAAACAAAAGGACTTTGATTCAAAGCATTGCTCAGAAGCAAGCTGCAGCAAGTCAAAAAGAAGCTCGCATGAGCAAGCAAAATGATTTCAACAATGCAGCAAAGCTTCGTTATGAATTTAATAACAATCAGATCACAAAAGATTTTAATATATTAAACAGATCTTTCAAGGGTATCACAAAAGCGTTTCTGACTTCTACTGACAAAGATGTTACTAGTCGCATCGCATCCGATCAAGCGCTTGCTGTTATGATTCAAAAGATGCTTGATCCAGCTTCTGTTGTTAGAGAGTCAGAATATGATCGCACTCCTCAAGGAGCAGCTATCATGAATCGTTTAGCTTCAATTTTACCTCAACTTCAAAAAGGTGGTCTTCAATTGCAAGATTCTGATCGTAAGGCAATCGTAGACATGGCAAAGCAATTACTAGACGCTGGAGGAGAGGTTTACAATCAGCACTATAACCGCTATGCTGATTTAGCAAATGAAGTTGGAGTTGATGGAAACAAGGTTTTTGGAGGACTTAAACCTTACGATCCAGATGATAACGTTGTAGACATTAACGGATCAGGATGGAAACCAAGACCTTCTCCAGAAGAAGCAAAACAAGCAGCAGCTCAAGGATATACAGGATGGGATGAAACAACAGGACAATGGGTGAGATAAATGGCAATAATTCATATAAATGACCTTTTAAATCAAGTTCCAGACACAGGAAAAGCTCATTCAGGACAAGGCAGGGTGATTCCTATTGACGAGTTGATAGGTAAACAAGACCCCTCTTCTGTAAGTGAAGGAGGGTTTAATTATGTTAAAGAACATCCTTTTAAGACAGTTTTTGAACCTGCTGCAAAGACGTTAACAGGAAAGTCATTAGAAGACATGGCTCAGAATGCAACGAAGCCAAAAGAATCTGATTACAATCCTGAAAGTGTTAACTACGCAGAATACAAGAAAAAGTGGGGAAAATATCCTGATGCTATTGATCTAAATCCTGGAGCTTACATGAAAAATGCAGCGTCTGGGATGGCAGGAGGAGCTGCAGACGTCGTAACAACTCCTGGAAATTATATTCCAATTCCTCTAGGCAAAATTGCTAAGCCAATTGCTAAAATAAAGATAAGGAATACAACTGTAGGAGATCTTGCAACAAAGCTTCCTATCAATAAAGATGTTGTTAGTAATGCTAAAAAAATGATCGGCGAGAAAGACTTTACTCCGATTCTTGATAAAAACGCCGTTGCATATCGACAACTATTAAACCCAAGCAAGGGTGAAATCAAGAATAATGAAGTTAAAAACAGAAAAGATATTAACGATTCTTTTAAATTAGCAGCAAGAGAAAAGTTAATCATTGAAGAGTCTGCTGATAAAAAGCTCAATACAACAAAAGCAAGAGAGGCATTAAAAGAAAAGCAAGATGTTTTAGAAGAACAATTACAGGGAGCTTTAGCTACTGACAAGCAGCCCAGATTTAACTTAGAAGATCTTAAAGCGACTGCTAAGAAAAATCTTCGTTCTCAAATTTCAAACGACGCTGATTATTTAACGGCTGCAAAGCAGGTTGATGATGAGATTGCAGCTGCAATTCAAGAGCGTGGAAAAATTGTAACTGGAGCTGAATTAAATAAAGTTAAACGTGGCATGTGGTCTAAAGCATACAACCAATCTGCTCCTACAGCTCACAAAGCTGCAAGGCAAGTAGGTAACGCTGCAAAAGAAATGATTCAATCAGGTTACGATAATGCAGACATTAAAGGAATTAACCAAGAGCTTGGTAAATACTTAAATCTTGACACTATTTTAGAGAACGCTCACGGTCGAGTTGTTAACCGTGGGAAGCTCGGTCGCTATGCTGCTCAAATTATTGGAGGAGTAGCAGGCGCAAAAGTTCCCGTGTTTGGTCCATTAGCAGGAACATGGGTGGGCGGCAAAGTCTCTGATATGATTGCAAGTCCTGAAAGAGTAACTGGAGCATTGGCTAAAAAGTTAAAAGGAATGCCTGAGACTAAATTCAATTTTAGAGTTGATCCAAAGAAAACTCCTATTTTAGGTTTACCTAAACCAGAGGCTCCTTTGCCGCAATACTTAAAAGATCGTCAAAATATTCCTGAAATGATTTTTCCAGGAGAGACAAAGACGTATCAGAATCCTATTCCGATGAAAGGTAAAAGCGCTCCATTGCAATTGCCTAAACCTGAGAATCTCCCTAAATATTTAAAAGAAAGAAGGAATATCCCTCCTTTAAACGACGTTGGAGAAGGAGTTATTGCTCAAGGTCAAGAAAAGCCAAAAGCTCTTCCTGCTCCATTGCCAAAGTATTTACAAGAGCGCCAGGTTATTCCTAAAATGAAAATCCCAACAGGAAAAGCGGAATCTAGTAATCCTATTCCTTTAGAAGATAAAACTAGAGCTGTTTCAAAGACTGAGATTAAAGGTGGATCTGAAAAAGCTAAACCAAGAGTTATTCCTAAAAATAAGGGAGCTGTAAAAAAAGCTTTAGGAGTTTCTGCAGTTGCTGCAGGAGCAGCTTCTTCAAATGCTCAAGCATCTCAACCTAAAGATGAAGATGCTATTTTGTCTATCGTAGGAGAAGTTGGCCCATACGGAAAAGAAGGAATGGATTGGGTTGCTGCTACTATTAAGAATAGAAACAAAGGATTGCAAGGGGTATATGGAAAAAATAATCCTAACGTCATTGCAAAGAAATATACGCAAAAACAATATAATGATGCTAAAGACGCATGGGAAAAAGCTAAAAAACAAGACGTTACTGGTGGAGCTGATCATTGGTTTAGCGATAAGGATTTGCAACAAGATAACGTTAAAAATATAATCAAAAAAGACAAGTTGATTTTTATTAAAAAAGTAGGAAGAAATAATTTTTATAAAAAACCAACAAAAATTAAATCTAAAAAAAGCAATTAATAAATTTTAACATAAAAAGTAAAATACATTAAAAGGAGAATAAAATGCCACCAATTAA